GGTAAGGTAACCTAAGTAACCTAACTATGCAATAGTTAAAGTGTAGTATTTGATTAGCTATAATATATATATGGGTTAGTTACCCATTATAGTATTTGATATTGTGATTTATTATATGAGTTTAGGTTCCTGACAACACGTTTTTGGGAGATAGTGTGAGTAAAAAAATATTAAGAGATAAGAATGGAAGGTTCAGCAAAGGTGAATCACCTAATCCAGGAGGCCGTAAGGGTACTGAATTCGGCAACTGGCTACGTTCAGATCCGAGAAGTAAGACAGTATGGGGAAAGATTCTAACTGCAGCAATATCAGACGATGACCCAAGGCAGACAATAGCCTGGAAGCTTGTTGCAGATCGTACAGCCCCATCATTAAAGGCTACTGAGATGAAGGTTAAGGATTCAGGCCAGGTGCCAGTCATAGTCATACCTGAAGCCAAGCCTGATGGTGCACCTATATCTAATGAGCCAACACTCATCCAGGACATTGATGCTGAGGCCTAGCAGTCTGGTATCTTACCGGGCTTCTCACGAGGAGAAAGTTGTTTGTGGCCATACATCTGCCATACAAAACCCTTGTTTATTAGACCCCTGGGGGGGGTGGGCGAGTCCGTTGGAGGTACCCCATCCTACCCTCGGTGCGTATATATATTTTTTCACACGCAGGTTGAGGGCAAAATAATTGAATAAAAACATAATATTTCAACCACACCCTGGGCCACAGACAGAGGCACTCCAGAGATCTGAATACGAAATACTATATGGTGGTAGCAGGGGATGCGGCAAAAGCATAGCTGGTATGGCTTGGCTTATTGATCCTAGATATGTACAGCACCCACTATACAGGGCATTAGTTATTAGGCGTAATTATGATGATTTACGAGATTGGATAGACAGGGCAAGGTTTATGTACAGATCATTTGATATGACTGTTGTTGGAAACCCAGCTGAATTTAGATTTGCTAGTGGGGCCAAGATCAGGACCGGTCACTTACAGGACAAAGATGCATATACCAAGTATTTAGGTCACGAGTATCACCGGATGGTTGTAGAGGAGGCCACATTGATACCGGAGGAGGTAGAGTATTTACGATTGATATCGAGTTTACGATCTACAGTACCAGAGTTAAGGCCACAGATATTTTTAACTACAAACCCAGGTGGACCAGGACATAACTGGTTAAAGGAAAGGTTTGTCAACACTTGTAGAAACAAAAGTTATAATGATCCTATATCGGGGCGATCAAGGATTTTCATTCCAGCTTTAATTAAGGATAACCCAACCTTAATGAGGGAGGACCCTGATTATGTAAAAAGTTTAGAGGCTTTACCAGAAGAATTAAGAAGAGCCTGGTTAGAGGGGGACTGGGACATTTTTGCTGGACAGTACTTTAAAAAGTTCAGATTAGACCATCACGTTATAGAACCATTCGAGATCCCCAGGCATTGGTTTAAGTACAGAGCAATAGATTATGGCTATGCGGCACCATTTTGCTGTTTATGGTTCGCCGTGGATTATGACAAAAATGTATATGTTTATAAAGAACATTATGAAGCTGGCCAGGAGCTCACCTATCATATAGAAAAAATAAAAGAATTCAGTGACAAGGAAGACTATATGGGAACTTTAGCTGATCCAAGTATGTGGATACGTAATCCTCAGAATACAAACAAATCAGATGGAGTGGCCCCATCCCACCAGGGCATATCTCATTTAATGGGTTTTGCTGGTATTAATTGTATCAAGGCAAACAACGATAGAATAAATGGTTGGAATCTTATTCGGTCCTACCTGGACTGGGATAATGATAACCCATCTAGATTAAAGATATTCTCTAACTGTGAGAACCTGATTAGAACTTTACCAGCAATGATACACGATGAAAAAAGACCAGAGGATTTAGATACAAAACAAGAGGATCACGGGGTTGATGCTCTCAGATATGGGCTGGCTCATCTTGGTTCTCCAAGTATAATAAAAAAGAAATCGTGGGTTGATGAAGAACTGGCTAAACTTTTAAAACTAGAAACGGATTACCCAGGTGTTAGGAACTGAACACGATAAAAAAGTAATGATTGCGGAAATTCTAGTTCACTTTAAACCAGGATATAGTAAACAATTGCACCAGATGAGTTTCAATAATATTAGTACGCTATACAGTATGCTAAAACCTTTTAATAGTTATGCCAATAATAAAAACAGAAAAACTTAATCAAGTCACCCAAAAATGGCAAGAAGAAGAAATTGAAGATTCTTATTTTTCACCAGTACCGCTATCGGATATAGAAGAGCAAATAAACAAAGCTTGTGATGATATCGTAAAGATATCATTAATAATGTCCGGTAACATAAATAAAAAAATAGAAAAAGACTAATATGGCTGAACCTAAAAAAATGGAATATGTACCTTCACAGGAAGAAGCAAAGACCATAAAACGCTGCGATGCGATGTTTGATATGGCACGTAAAGCTAGAGGAGAGACAGAAAAGGTATGGAGAGATAGTGAAGACCTATATATGGGTAATCACTGGAAGGGATTTAAAATGCCCAACTTCCAAAACCAAGTTACTCTAGAATTAATTGCATCAGCTATTGATACTATGATTCCGATCCTATCATCTCGTCCTCCAAAGATAGATGTTATGCCGGTTGATTATGGTCAAGAAACATTATTCGCTGCGGAAAATCTTCAGGCCACTATAGATGAACTATGGATGATAAGGGATTTACAGAACCTGGTGCCAGAGTGGTTATTAGACTTTTTAGTTTATGGGACTGGGATATTAAAAGTAAGATTTAACGAATCGGATGAAATGCCTGATGCAGATGTGGTTGATCCTTTTGCGATCTACGTTAATCCTTCCGCTACAAAACTAGAAAATACCGAATGGATTTGTCAGGCATCTCCAATGCCGATGTGGAAAATTAAAGAATTATACAAGAACGGCAAGTATGTGGAAGCCCAGGGCAATTTAGAAAAGTACGAAGCAATGAAAATGAATACGGCACCTATGGCTGATGAACGTATTCAGGTTACAGATACCCAGGCCAAGGAGACTCATTATTATGATTCCCCACAAAAGGCTATGGAAGATTTAGAAGAACGTGCTTTGGTATTAGAATATTTTTTACGTGACGGTACCACGGAATATGTGGAAATGGAAGATGAAAATGGGAAACCATATTCACAGGAAAATTATAAGTACCCCGGACAGGTAAGGCAGGTAGTTATTTCAAATGGAGTGCTGCTTTATGATGGTCCAACCAGATACCCATTTTTTAACAAAGATAACAGTCTTGCACACCCATTCCCATATGTTGTGCTAAAGAACGCAGGGTCGGCACACTCCTTCTGGGGTAAACCCGAACCTAGGAGATTGAAATCAATAAACTTGGCGATGGATAGGATATCATCACAAATGATGGACAACATCCACTTAACCGCAAATCCTATGTGGGTTGTCGATGAAACAGCCGATGTTACTGATCAAATTTCTAATAAGCCTGGATCCGTTATTCGGAAGAAAGGCCCTGGTGCTGTGGATATGAAAACACCAGGAAGTATGCCGTCCTATGTGTTCAACTTCTATGAATTACTATATGATGTGTTTGAAACTGTTAGTGGCGTAAATAAAGCCACCCAAGGAAAGGAGGCCGGTAGTGTAACCAGTGGTGTACAAGCCCAGATATATAAACAAGCAGCAACCACAAAAATAGATTTCAAATCTCGAACCTTGGACCAGGCAATAGCAACATTAGGTCAAATGTGGATAGCAATGATATCCAATATGAGTTTACGGCCACAGAATGTTTCAGTTGTTATGCCTCACCAGATTGAAGAAAAACGATCTTATATCGGGATGGAATATCAGAATATGAAATTCAATGTCCGGGCAAAAGCTGGTAGTATGTTACCGGAGAATAAGATGTATGTGGAAAACAAAATTATGCAATTGGCACAAATGGGCCTCATTACGGATCCTGAGTTTATCATTGAAAATGTGGATTTACCTGGCAAAGAAAAACTCCTTCAAAGAATGAGAGATGAAAGAGCAGCCCTCCAGGAACAAGAAGAATTAATGCAAAAACCTCTGTCTGAAGAAGACCTAGCAGGTCTTGGTGATAACGAAGATGAGATATACAGACGGATGAACGAGAACCCGGAGCTTATGTCCAGGCTTGAAAATATGAGCAGCAGAGGAGAGGTATAAGTTGCAAAAAAGACTTAATAAAATAAGGAGTAACACCTATGAGTGATGCTATTGAAGGAACTGTATATGGCGATTCTGTGCGAGTAAGCACAGCTGAAGCTGAGTCTTTATTCACCAATCCTGAGTGGGGGGAACCAGATCATCCCAACACCCAGAGGGGACTAGACCAACAGCAAGATGCCGCCCCGGCAGAACCAAACAGTGAGGAAGTAACTGCGGAACCAACAGAATCTCAGGAGACTGAGCAACCTAATGAGCCGGAATCAACACCCTCGGAGACAGAGAATAAACTAAGCCCAGACCAGGTCGAGGTTAATGGTGAAGTTTATACAGTGGACCAAATCAAGGAGTTTATTAATGATTCCAAAAATAAGGATGAGTGGCAACGTAAAAACACTCAGAGATCCCAAGATCTTGCCGAACAACGTAAAGCTATCCGGGCTGAATCGGAAAAATGGAAGGCGTTGAAGGAAGATGAAGATTTGATGGAAACCATTAAAGACTATGTCGATTCGGACCATCCTCTGTTAATAGAAGATCTAACATCCGATGAGCCAGAAGAAGCTGATCAAGCGGAACCGGCAGAGACACAAAGGCTAAACGAATTAGAACAAAAGATTCAAACTTTTGAAGCTGAAAAGCAGGTCGAAAGTGATGTGGCAACCTTAGTTCAGACCCATCCAGAGTTACGGGATAATGCCCAAGCTATGGACCAGGTCTTAAAGGCTGCCATTGATAATAATCTGATGGACTTAAACGTGGCCTATGCTGTGGCTATGCACCAATCTGCGAATGATTCAGCTTTGAAGAAGGCTATTGAAAATGTGGAAAAAGCCAAAGAACTACGGAAAATTCCGGAGGCCGAAGGAGCAAACCGTGCAGACCGCACAGTATCCTCTAAAGTCCCTGCGAATTATGACGAAGTTCGTGATATGGCTTTAAATGAGTACAACCTTTATGAATGAGGTAATAAATGGCTTTAAGTTATGATAATTTATCTGCGTTAACTCGTGATAAATATATCCCGGTTTTAGTCGACAACATCTTCGATTCTAATGTTCTTACTCACCGGATGCTTCGGAAATCAAAAGCAGCAGCAAGTGGTAACAAAATATTGCAACCGCTTGAATATGGAAAATCTACCTCCAAGGGTTTCTATTCTGGATATGACATCCTCGATACGACCCCAAGTGAGATAGTGACCTCGGCCAGTTATGACTGGGTCCAGGGCTATGCTACGATTTCTATTTCTGGTAAAGAAGAATCATTAAACGATGGTGCTGAACGAGTAATCGATTTACTTGAAAGCAAAATTAAGAATGCTGAAAAATCTTTAAAAGATATGTTCGGCACTCAACTGTATTCTGATAATAACGGTTCAACAACTACTACTTCCGGTGCTTCGGCTAGTGGTTTCTTAGGACTCGATGCAATCATCGATTCTGCTGGGACTATTGGTGGAATTGCTAGAGCAGATTATAGTTGGTGGAGTGCACAAGAACAAGCCGCTGGTTCCAGTACTTTTTCTGATGTAGCAGCAGCTTCTGGTGCTAGCTCTATTGGCCGTGAGATGAGAAAAATGTACGGTGCTTGTAGTGTAGACAACGATTCGCCCACACTTATTGTGACCACCCAAATTGTATTCGATGCATACGAGGAAGCTCTGACTGCACAAAAACGATTTGGTGCGAGTGATAAGTCTTTAGCAGATGCTGGTTTCCAGAATTTGCTTTATCGTGGAACACCTGTTGTTGTTGATGATCACTGCCCTGCAGGGAAAATGTTTATGCTTAATGAAAAGTATTTGGGTTTCCGTCATCACAGAAAACGCAATTTTGCTTTTGAAGGATTTCAAAAACCGATTAATCAAGATGCTAGGGTTGCTAAGATTCTATGGCTCGGTGCACTCACTGTTTCTAATCCAAGAATGATGGGTAAGATCTCTGGTCTTCCCACATCTTATTAGGAATATATTGTGGCATTCGTTTCAACAGAAGCTTGGATTAATCCCCAGCCTATAAGCTCAACTTCTACCACAGCCAAGGTTCCTGTAGGCACGGTTGTCCGTGCTGAAGACAAAGATAGTTCCACCGCCCTAGGCGTAGGGGAATTTATCTATTGTTCTGGTGTAGCTAGTACAGTAGTCGGTTCAGTTGTTTCAATTGACGAAGCTGCAGCTACTACACTTGCATCAGCAAATGCAAAAGGAAGAGTTGGTGTCGCTATGTCCATTAATGTCGCTAGTCAATATGGCTGGTATCAAATTAGTGGAAAAGCTCACGCCAAGGTCTTAGCTAGTTTTGCAGATAATGGTGTATGCTACTTAACCAGCACAGCTGGTTCTGTAGATGATGCAGATGTTGGTGGGGATCTTGTCAAAGGTATGATAGGTCGTTCCGCTGTTAGCGGTGGACTGGCATACGTTGAGTGTAATCGTCCTTTTGTGGACGATTCTGCAGATGATTAATCGTTTCTAAGAAATCAAAATTGTAGAGTGAAGTTGGGAGCATAAGCAATAACGGCTGTTTGGGTCCAGCCAGCGAAATTCCCATATAAACTCTAAAAATTAACGCTGGGGGGAATACATCCCCCCGGCATTATTAATAACTCTAATAAGGAGAAAGAAAATGACTGGTAACGAAATGTTATCCACGTTAGGACTGAGATTGGAAGATCCGGAAGAATCTTCGTTTACTCAAACTGCAAAGCTTGATGCTTTGAACATTGCACAAAAAAGTGTAGTCAACTTAATTCACAATGCTTATTTAACTGACCTACAGGTCGTTGATAGATCAAAAGCTGTGGATGGAGTCGGCTCTTTAACAATTACAACTGCTGGGGTAGGTTATGATGCTGGGACTCTTACTGCAACCGGTGGAGGTGGATCAGGATTTGCTGGAACATATTCGGTAACTGATGGAGCCATCACTACAGTTACAATTACGAATCCTGGATCAGGTTATACATCTGTCCCTACTGTTGTAATTAGTGATGCAAATGATGAGGGTGAAACTGATGCTGTTGTTACAGCTGCGTTAGGTGGATCATTACCATTTTCCGGACTGACAAGCACACCAATACGAAATGGTATTGTTAGTGTTAAAGATGTATCAGGTGGAAAGTTTTGTACAATGATTGAACCAGGTGATGTTAAAAGATTGGAAAATACTTATTTAGCTGGGAGTACTTCAAATCCTGTTGCTTATATTTTCCAGGAAAAAATATTTATTGAACCTGCAACAGTTGCTACTGTTGATGTTTGGTATATGAAAGCACCTACGGCTCTTGCAGCAAGTGGAACTGAATGTGAATTAAATGTTGCATTACACGAAGCTGTTGTAGATATGGCTGAATCTCAGCTATGGAAGATGGATGCTAAAGTAGATCGTGCAGCCGCTGCTTATCAAAATGCAAGTGCTCAAATGGAAGCATTGAATGCTCGGTATGCAGTAGAAGCCCCGACTGGTATTGGCAC